TTGGAGAGGAAGCGCCACCTCCCGAAGAGCATACTCCAGCACCTGAATGGGTACGAGAGTTGCGAAAGACAAACCGTGAGTTGCAACGCCAGAACCGTGAATTGCAAAGCAAGCTGCAAGTCCAGCCGACTGAGATCAAGCCAGTTGCCATTGGAGCCAAGCCCAAGCTAGAAGATCACGATTATGACGCTGACAAATACGAAGAAGCACTGACTGGTTGGTTTGAGCGCAAGCGACAAGCCGATGAGGTCAACGCCAAGCAACAAGCTGAAGTTATGAATCAGCAGAAAGCCTGGCAAGCCAAGCTGGATGGCTACGGCAAAGCGAAAGCAGAGCTGCGAGTCAGGGATTACGAAGATGCCGAGGCCGTGGCCCAGGAAGTCTTTTCAATCACACAGCAAGGCGTGATTCTTCAAGGGGCTGAAAACCCCGCACTGGTTGTTTACGCACTCGGTAAGAACCCAAAGAAGGCCAAGGAGTTGGCTGAAGTCTCAGACCCCGTAAAGTTTGCTTTTGCGGTCGCAAAACTGGAGAAAGAATTGAAAGTTACAAACCGCAGAGCAGCACCCGCACCCGAGCGTGTCGTTTCAGGAACTGGACGATCCTCAGGTGCGGTGGACTCAACCCTCGAACGGCTGAGAGAAGAAGCTGCCCGTACTGGCAACATGACGAAAGTCATTCAGTATCGGGCGCAGAAACGATCAGCATCCAAGTAATTTTTTTAGGAGCATGAAATGAGCAACTCATTCAGCAAAGAAGAGCGCGTTGCCTTTGAGGACATCCTTGAAGGTTTTAATGACGCACTGGTCTTGTCCCGCAACGTGTCCATTTACAACACTGATGGCTCGATGATGGAACGCACCAACAACGTCATCTATCGTCCACAGCCTTACATCGCACAGTCGTACGATGGCATGGATCAAACCAACAACTTCACCGCTTACACACAGCTTTCAGTGCCAGCGACATTGGGCTTCCAAAAGTCAGTGCCGTTCATCCTGGATGCTTTGGAACTGCGTGATGCGCTGCAAGAAGGTCGTCTGGGCGAAGCTGCCAAGCAGAAGCTGGCCTCGGACATCAACATCGCGATCATGAACGTGGCTGCTGCCCAAGGTTCTTTGGTCGTGACCGTGAACACCGCTGCGGGTGATTATGATGACGTTGCCCTGTGCGACAGCATCATGAACGAGCAGGGCGTGCAAGCGTTCGACCGCTACTTGGCTCTGTCCAGCCGTGACTACAACGGTATCGCTGGCAACATCGCTGGTGGCACTGGTGGCGCATCTGTGTCCCGTAGTTTCTCTGGCACTAAGTCCAACACCGCTTTCGAGCGTTCTTTCGTTGGCATGGTTGCTGGCTTTGAGACATACAAGTTGGATTACGCAAACCGCTTGGCTGCACGTACTGGTTCGAATACCACTATGTCCACCCTGGCTGCTGCAAACAACTACTACGTCCCAACTGCCACCTCCACCGCAGCGACAGGCGAGACCCAGAACGTTGACAACCGCTTCCAGACCATCACTGTCACATCGACAACTGATCTGCGTGTCGGTACACCGTTCCAGATTGGTGGCGTTGAGGCTGTGCATCACATCACTAAACAAGGTACTGGCTTTGCCAAGACCTTCCGTGTGGTGAGCATCACAAACTCGACAACTTGCGTTATCACACCGCCAATCATCTCGGCCCAAGGCGGCACTGATGCAGAACTGCAATACCAGAACTGTATCGTGACACCTGGCGCCTCAGAAACTTTGACCCGATTGAACTCGGTCACTGCACCTATCAACTGCTTCTGGCAAAAAGATGCGTTGGAGATTCTGCCTGGTCGTTACGCTGTCCCGTCCGATGCTGGTGTCGCAGTGATGCGTGCCTCCACCGATCAGGGCATCGAACTGGTCATGCAGAAGCAGTACGATGTGAACACCATGAAGACAAAGTATCGCCTTGATACCTTGTTCGGTGTGGTGAATAAGCAGCCAGAAATGTCTGGTATTTTGTTGTTCGGTCAGACTTAATAGGGGGCGACCATGAGCTATCAAGTTATCTTTGCACAAGGCACAGCTACTGTTGCCGTTCCCGCTGGCGAGAAAATCGCTGTTCAGGCCTTTTCGCCAGCACAGGTGTTTCAAGAAGTTGGCTTCCCTAACTTTCCTGAAGCCAATGACCTGTTGACTACAGTTGACAACACCACCTATGTGTCAGGCGCATTTACCAATGCCACCAACGTGATTATTCAAGCTGGTGCATCGGGCGCTTACTACTCGGTGGGCGTTGCTCCTGACATCAGCAACAATGGCAACTGGCAACCTCAGGGTGCGCCAGCCAACATTGCTGATGGCGGCTCAATGGTGGCAACTGCTGCCAACGTGTTGACAGGCATCATCACTGCTACCCCTACGGCAAGCCGTGATATTCAATTGCCAACAGGTGCAAACCTTGATCTGGCAACTGAGTGGGCAATCGGTGATTCGTTCGACTTCAGCGTGATTACTTTGGCTGCATTTGCTTTGACCCTCACGGTCAACACTAATGTGACCATCGTTGGGGCTGCTGCAACTGCTGCAACGTCTGGTGCATCTGCACGATTCCGTTGCCGTAAGACTGCGGCTGATACATTTGTTGTTTATCGTATCGGTGGTTAAACCAAGACAGGCCAGCAGAGATGTTGGCCTGTTTTATATGGAGAACGAAATGATGAAAAAAGGTTACTCAGACAAGACCGTTTCCAAGAATATTAAAATGGAAATGAAAGCAGGCAAGCCCCAAAAGCAAGCCGTTGCAATGGCACTTGGCATGGCAAGCAAGTCGGCAAAAGCCGCTGGCAAGCCTAGCAAAGCACCGATGAAAAAATGATTAAGTCAGCCGCAATCATTAAGACCAAAACTCTTTCCCCGTGGAAAGAGTTGCGGTTACAAAAGCGCAAGCTCAAAAAAGAGCAAGCCATTGAGCGCAGATTGACAAAAGTTTGCTATCCATCACCCATTGTCGTGCAGCAAGTGGAGATTGTGGAAGTGGGCGAGCCAACACGTAATGAAATGTTGGAGCAAGCTGCTAAAATCGGCCTCAAAGTGGACAAGCGTTGGTCAGACGAAACTCTGCTCAATCGCATCAATCAGGCTATGGAGGCCGCATCATGGGATACAGCAAGCGCCAGTTCGTGACCGCTGCCTTTGAGGAAATAGGTCTTGCCTCTTATGTGTTCGACCTGAACCCCGAACAGATGGAATCGGCATTGCGTAGGCTGGATGCAATGATGGCAGATTGGAACGCTAAAGGAATCCGCTTGGGTTATCCGCTGCCCTCAAGCCCACAAAACAGCGATTTGGATGAGCAGACCAATGTGCCTGACTCGGCTTATGAAGCAATCATTTGCAGCCTGGGCATCAGACTTGCCCCAAGCTACGGCAAGCAAGTGATGATTGAGACAAAGACCACCGCCAAGCAGGGTTACGATATTTTGCTTCAGCGTGCGACATTCCCGCTTGAGAAGCAACTCCCTGCAACCACACCCGCTGGCGCAGGCAACAAGCCCTGGCGTGTGTACGACAACCCGTTTGTACGCCCACCATATAGCCCTGTTGATGCTGGCCCTGATGGGCCAATCGAATACTACTGAGGACAATCATGCCAACAATCAACCAACTGCCAGTGCTGAACACCATCTCCAGTGGTGACCAGCTACCCGTTTACTCTCCCAACAACGGTGATGCTCGCAGAACATCGATTGGTTCCTTGCTGACATTTTTTCAGCAAAGTTTTGCATCACCAACCTTATCGGTGAATCTGTATGTTCCTGGTTCTGGGTTCAATATCACTGTACCAACCCCTGTCAGCCAAAACCAATGGATGCTGCTGCAACCCGCAGGGACGCTGGCAACAGGCACGATCACACTGCCTTTGAACACTGGTGTGCCTGATGGCACTACGGTGCTGATTACCACTACACAAGAAATCACCTCATTGACGATTGCTTTGAATGGTGCATCCGCCATTTTTGGTGCAGTCACAAGTTTGGGCGCAGGGTGTGCTGCTGTTTATCGCTTTTACCAGCCAACGAATTCTTGGTACAACATTAATGCTGAAACGGTTTTTGCTGCGGGTATTGCTGCATGGCTGACCACCCCAACAAGTGCCAACCTACGGGCGGCAATGACAGATGAGACCGGAACTGGTCTGTTGGTATTTAATACCAGCCCCACCTTAGTAA